GTTTCAGTCTGGAGTCCCAGTTGCTCACCGGAGCCAACGGCACCCTGAGTGAACATGTAGCTGGCGTACTCGGTGGTAGCACCGGAGCCAGCGGTCTGCACATCAGCAGACACGATCACGCGCATTCCCATGAAAGTGGGAACAGCAACGGGGCCAAAGGCGTTAGCCAGTGAACCTTGTGCTGCAGAGGTGTCAGGCTGACCTGCGTCGTCGTAGATCATGTCAAGGGCACGACGCTCTTTGAGGTCGTAATACACCTTGGGGTGAACCACGATTGCAGCCAGCTTGTCGCCTTGGTCGCCCAGCAGGGACTGACCTTCAACGATCTGACGTGCAGTCAGTTGGGTGGGGCTGTCGCCAGATTCACCATCAACAGCCAAAGCTGCAAAGGATGCAGAGCTGGTGTCACCAACGGCACCAAAGATGCCGGCCAGGCACGACAGCAAGTCCTTTTGGCGTTGGTTGGCGATGTAGTCAGCAATCTTGTTGCCGATTGCAGCCATCGGGTCAGAACCAGCAGCCAAGGCAGCCAGGTCGCGTGACTCAAAAGCACGACCACGGTGCAGAACAGCAGCAACCTGCTTGTCTGCGCTGATCTTGCCAGGGGTCAAAGAAGAGCTATCCGTCAGACGCTCAAAGTCGCCTGACAGGTTGGCCTTGTAGAAAGGCACTTGAACGAAGTCACCACCATCCTCGGCAGCATTTAGCTCCGCCATGGGCTGCACCACACCGCTAGCCAGGAAGGCATGACAGATCCTCAAAAAAGATGTTTACGGTGTGGGCGTAACCCGAACGGCTCTGCGTAGCTTTGCCTTGCCCAACATATTAACGGTTAGCAGCAGCTTTCAACCTCTCATACATATCCCGATCCGTGCGATACAGCCGTGACTGTTCTGTGAGGTTGTAGGAGTCTTTGGCGAACGGATTCTTTGTGCCTGGGGGGATGTCGCCACCAGCACTGCGCCCTGATGGGGCACCACTGCCAACAGGCTTAGGCGCTTTTTGCATGTAGCTGGGCAAAGTTTTGGCCCATTCACCAATCGGCTTGCGCTCGTAGCCATTGACGACAACAACAGTCCCGTCAGCTTCACGTTCAATTTGGTCCGGCTTCAGCAGGTCCGCCTTGAATACGATGCTTGGGTCATGCACCACATCGGCCAATGCTGTGTTCGCAGGTGCAATCAGCTCAAGCTCGCGGACTCGTGCTTCAAGCTCAGCAATCCGCTTGTCCTTGGCTTCAGCAGCCTCGCGGAACTGCTGTTCAAGAGCCTGACGTGCCTCGGTGTACTTGCCTTCTGATTCAAGTTTGTTCTGCTCAACGTTGCGCTTGAACTCAAGCAACTCTTGGACATCAACACCGTCAGGAACAGTTTTTGCCTCTTTGAGCTTGCCAATAAGCTCGTAATTCTTTTTTTCCAACGCCTGGATGCTGGCTTTTAGTGCATCAAGCTCAGGATTGTTTGGAGCCGCCGGAGACGTAATCTCCTGATTCTGCTCTTCGGACATGAATAACCCGTAAGGTTGTTTTCAGCTCCACTTTACTTTGTTCGCCCAATATGCGGCAGATGTCTTGCCTTTGGCGATATTTTTTGAGTGACGAGCTTTAAATGAAGCCCTTTTGGCTTTGTCTTTTGAGCTTTCACCTTTGCGTGGTGGCTTTGTTTTGGCGCCTTGAGCACCAAATCTGATCAAACGATCCTTGCCACCAACCTTGACGACAACAGCGTGCGACTTGCCGCTCGAATGGTTTGGCGTGCGTATTGGCTTGTCGTAGCCTTGAAATGTGTGGCCTCCACGTTTAATGCTCACTTCCTTTTTGGCGCAGACCGCAGTTCGGACCGTTTTTTCAGAACCGGGTTACCGGTGCTTTCAGACTTGATTGCAATAATCGGATCGCCTTTCGCACCGCGACGGGTCACGGTGCCACCAGAAGGGCCTTTGATGCTGTAAACGCCCTCGCCTTTGACACTTGTGACAGTGCCATAAGTGCGCTTGCCGCCATAGGTCCAGCTAACGCGAGAACCCTTTTTCATTTTTTCTTACCTCCCTTTTTTTTCTTTTTTTTAGGAGGACGGCCCATTTTTGAGCCATAGGTGCCAGGTCCGCTAGGCATCAGTCAGCCTCCGTAGGTGCTTCCTTTTTAGCGGACTTTTTCTTGGCCGTCGCCTTGGCCTTGTCCTCAGAGCCTCCCGACTTGAATTGGTACTTAGTTGGAAGCGGAGCCATAGCCGCGAAAACGTAACTCATCCAAGGTTAACTCTGTTCCATCCTTGGCTACAAACTTGCGGATAGCGTCAGATGCGCCGTGTTTTTTGACCAATCCATCCCACATGGCAAGACGGCCAGGGCCAAGGACTTTCCGCCTTTCACTTTCACTTTGGCCATTGAGCCATTCGCCATAGTCTTCACGGGCTTCCGCAAACTCTTTTTCAAGTCCGATTGGGATGTTGATGTATCGCGAACGGCAGTTGAAGTGTTGGGGTGGATATGGACCTTGACCATGCCTGAACACCTTGCCATCTAACGCGCGACAGATCGGTGATGTCCTGCTGTCAAGCGTGGCCGTGTACCGATACTTGGCTGTCGCATCAGGGTTTTCAGCGGCAATGATGCGATCGGCAGCCACTGCCACTTGGTTGACGCTGGTGCGGACAATGGCTCTGATCTGGTTGTTGGGGATGCTGGTGGCTTGGCCACCTGCCGCGATGACCGTGTCAATTGAACCGCGTTGCTCTTTGGTCAATTGACCCTTGAGCCTGCGAACGATGCTCGGCACAGACTGGCCTTCAAGCAAGCCGTTTCGCACAGCAACGCTAAACAGCTCTGCCTGCCTTTCAGACATCTTGGCAAAGGCGCTTCGGACAACTTCACCATTAGGCAGGCTTATCTCTTGCCCGACCGTCAGCTGGAAAGCGATTGGGTTGCTGGCGATGCGCTGAAAACTGTCACTGAGGTTGACGACACCAGCCACCGTCGGCTGACTTGTCACGATTGCTTGCCCCAAAGCTGGACTGATTTCCACAGTGCCAACAGTTGCGGCAGCACCAGCAGGCAAAGCCTTTTGCAGTTGCTCAGCAGCAAACTCAGATTGCAGCACCGCCAAGCCCTGCAGCTCCTCAGTCATCGTGGCAATGCTTTCGCCAGACCAAGTACGGAGTGAATCGCTCAGTTGCGCGAGAATGGCCCTGAGCCGTGCAGCCTTAACAGGCGACGCAAGCTCATCAATCCCACGAAGCTGATCAACAGCATCCAGCACAACGTCGTTGTATGCACGGATCAACCGGCGGCTGACACTGTTGCTATAGCGGTTCAGGTCAATCGCGTTCCTGAAAACCTCATTTATCTCGCTCATGGCTCATAGATGCCGAGGTAGTGCGGGTCATCAATGCAAGCCACTGAAACGTCACAACCAGCCCGTAGAGCGTTGCCGACAAGCCCTGAAAACTCAGCAATCACATCTTTTTCATATATGCCGATAGCCGTCTCCGACACTCCACAGATTTTGCCTTGCAAATACCAAGTGACCCTGATGACCGCATAGGTGTCATGTTGCAGCTCTTGTTTCGTGAAAAACAGAAGCCGATTGGTTGGCTCTTCCGGCTTGTGTTTCCGCAGATTATCCAGCCAACTCATCCCCAGCCTCCGGGCCTGTTTCTGGCATTGTGGCCTCTTCTGCAGCAGGTGGCGCCTGTTCAGGTCGCTGCATTTCAATCAGGCCGCCGCTTTGCGTTGCTTCAACTTCTTCTTCAACATCAAACTCATCACCCAACACTTCACCAGCAGATAGCTGATTCAGCAGTGTTTCCTGAGTAATGGTCCCTGCGGTGTAAAGCTGCAGCAGTGACTGGATCTCCTGCGGCTCAAGCCGTGTGGCCAAGAAGTCGCGGTTGATGAAGCTGCTGCCGGCCTGGGCCTGCTGCATGTACTGCGCGTGGAATGACAAGCAGTTATCAATCAGGTCTTGCATCTGCTGGGCGATAACCATCATGGTGCTGTCGCCTTGGCTGCGATCAATACGCTTTGCCTCTGCAGTTTCTGCGCTGAGCTTTTGACCTAGCACAGCAGCAAGGCCCAGTTCGTTGATTTGACTGGCGATTTGATCAAGACGCTGGAACTGTGCGTTGTAACTGTTGCCGCCAGGCTCGATGTATTCAGCCCGTGCAGACTCAGGCAGCGCCATGGCTTCTCCTGGGCCTGCACTGATTTCTTCAGCAGACTGTGGAAAACCATAGATAGCCAGCATCGGCACAGCTGAGATATGCAGCTGGTTGTCAAGGTCTGACTGGACTTGAAATGCCTTGAGGTTCAGCTCGGCAATGTCTGCAAGCGGTGGGCGCGACTCAAGAACACCAACCCTGTTTGCATAAGCAACAGCAAAAGGTATTTCGCTCAAGCTGGTGTTGCCTTCGTCAACAAGAACAAAGTCGCCCTTTTTGTCCTTTTGGTGGATCTCAAAAGCACCAGGCGTCAGTACACGCACTTGCTGCAGTTGCTTTTCACCGTACAAACCATCAGGCACGGTGATCTCCTCCATCAACCGCAGCTGCGTCAGGATTTGCTTCCCGTCCTTGATTTCAGACCGCCAGCCGAGGATGTCCCTAGGGGTGTATTGCGTCCAATATGGCCGCCCGTTTTCGCCTGCCTTGGGCGCATCAACCAAGACGCCAACATGCCCATAACGAATGCATTTGCGGGCAGTTTCGTAGGTCCATACGTTCAGGTCATTGCCTTGTAGGTCAACGTCAAACAGCTGCTCTGTAATCACATCAGCAACATCCTCAAGGCGTACAGGCTTGCGGGTCAACATGCCCGCCAGCATGCGCTCCAGCCTCACGTAGTAGGGCGCAAGAGTTGAACGCAGAAGCCTGTTGTCATATGCCTCATCCAACTCTCTTGGCTCTTGTGGCAGATATTTTCTGTGTTTTTTCCTGATCCCGTATGTGCCCTGCAGTAGGGCTTCAATCAACAACCAATGGGGCTCCATGTTGACGTAAGCCGTGTTCGGGCTTTCCACGGTCGTGACGTTGCCAACACGTTGGCGCCCAGAAAAGCCTGAATACACAGCTAAAGCCCGCCCATCCCGATCAGTTTA